GGCATTATATAGTAAAATGTCTGAGGCTAATGTCGAGAAAGATGATCATGTACAAATCAATTTGACAGATTGGGTTGATCCAAGGGGTGTAAGGAAAACTGTCTGGAATGTTGATAAGCAAGATGCCGCCACAGTTCCAAGTGTAGTAAATAACGTACAGAATGGTTCTGGATCGGTCAATATTCCAATAGTTGATGATCGTGATATGCAGATAAAATGGGGAATGTGCTTAAAAGAGGCTACTAATCTAAGTATAGCTATTTGTGCTGATGAAGAAGAACCAAACTATCTTCAGACTATTGATTATTTCACATTCAAATTAATGGATATAGCTGTTGATGGTTTTAAAAGATGGGAAAATGAACATCACCAGAAAGATCAGAACTCTACTATAGACGATTTATTTTAATGCCAATCAATAGTAAGCAAAAGGGAAACAGAGGGGAGCGTGAGGTAGTCAATATTTTAAATAGACACCTCGGTACTAAGATGCGAAGAACCCCTCTGTCTGGTGCTATGTCATTTAAAGGTGACATAATAGATATATCACCAGATAATCCTTTATATGACTTTCATATAGAAATTAAAAATACAAAGACTTTACAGATACCCAAGTGGTTGAAACAGATTGATGATGATATGCCATTAGGGAAAACAGGACTGCTTATATATAAACAAAAAGGTACTTGGAGAGCAGACATTACTTTAAATGATTTTATAGGTTTATTATTACAAATTAAAGAATTAGGGGAATTGAGTGGTGGCGAATAGAAAGGCACAGGTATCTAGCCACCATGCCCTATGTAGGAGATGAATAATGCCGATAGCAAAACACAGAACAAAGAAAACCCCACATTCCATCTGGGTAAAAAGAAGGAACAAAAGAAAGTATCAAAAAAAATATCATGCAAAACATACCTCATTAAAAAAGCAGGTGGATATGGCGGCTTTATCAGAGCCTATAAAAGAAACCCCTTTGAAACCTCAGATAGACAAGCCAAAGGGATTTATTCAAAAAAGTTTGGAAGGAATAAAAAATGTTTTTGTGGATCAGAGAGAAAATTCAAAAAGTGCTGTTTAAATGCGAGTTCTTGATCTGTTTAGTGGTATTGGTGGGTTTGCTTTGGCAGGTCAATGGGTATGGGGTGATGATCATGAAATCGTGGGATTCTGCGAGATTGATAAATACTGTCACAAAGTTCTCAATAAAAACTTTCCAGGTGTACCCATATATGAAGATATACAACAATTAAATGGAAAAGATTTTAATGATATTGACCTTATTACAGGTGGTTTCCCTTGCCAGGATCTGTCAGTTGCAGGTCGTGGAAAAGGATTAATTGATGAAGAGACAGGAGAGAAAACGAGGTCTGGTCTTTGGTTTGAAATGCTTAGAATCATTAGCGAGGTACGACCAAGATTTGCACTTATTGAGAATGTCCCAATGCTCACTATTCGGGGTGGAACAAGAGTTATTGCAGACCTTACCAAAATCGGGTATGATGCAGAATGGACTATTATCGGAGCAGACGATGTTGGAGCATGGCACAAAAGAAAAAGAATCTGGATTGTTGCCTACCCACGAGAATTTTCCAACCCCAAGTGCGAGAGATTTCAAGGACTCTGTAAATGTAATTCCACCATGCACAGGAAAAACAAGGGGAGAAAACCTTGCAAACAAAATTGCAAGATTAAGAATAGAAGAAAATCAGAAGATGAACTTTCCAACTCCAACAGTAGCAGACACATTCACAGACAAACTAAAGAGCAGTCAGCAGAAAGAGGGTTCGATGCACTCAGTCAATCTCAGCCAAGCAGTACACATGACAAAAATGTTTCCAACTCCAACGACAAACGATCACAAAGGATGGTTAAAAGGTCACAAGAGAGCCGACGATCCAACAAACAGACTAGACTTCAGAGTAGAGCCAGAGAAGGGAGTAGGGGGGACACTAAACAGCGAGTGGGTGGAATGGCTAATGGGTTATCCGATAGGTTGGACAGATATTGGATCAGAGAACCAGAAGGAATCCCAAGAGTTGCAACAGGACAAACAAACAGAGTGCAAAGACTCAAAGGACTCGGAAACGCTATAGTGCCGCAGGTAGCATATAAAGTAATGAAAATGATAAAGGACTGTGATGAGTAAAAGAAATTATTTTAAATACACAAAAAGTAAAACAGAAAGAAATTGGTCTTATTTTAAATCAAAAACACCAGAAGAAGATTTACACAAATTTATAAATGTTAAAAATCCAGATAAACATCCAAGATTCAAAAATGCTTATGAATTACAGATACAAGCATATAAAAAAATACATGAGGAATTCCCATTAGTTAGGTTTTATGACTTCAAAAAGCAAATGGCTAAATATGCGAAATTAATGTATGAGGGTGATTTTGGTTTTAAGGAAGAATATCAGAGTCCAACATTTTTACCAGATGGATATTTTATTAAATATGATAAAAAAACTAATGATTTAGAAATATTTTTATTAGAGGTTGAAAATCACAGCAGAGTAACAGATGAAAAATTAAACACGATTATAATTTGGTGGGGAGACAATATAGATGCAGAACAATATTGTCCTATATATTTATTGGAATTTAATCGCTTTGGTGGATTTCAAAGGCAAGTATGGAATGAAGGATATGAAGAGGATGGTTTTAAGCTATTAAAATCATATATGAATAATGAGTAATGGTTGGATAAAACTGCACAGGCAGACACTTGATAATCCTGTTGTGATGAAATCACCAGATCACCTAGCTGTCTGGATGTGGCTACTATTAAGTGCTACCCATTCAAATCGTGATTGTGATTTTGATGGTAAACGAATTACACTAAAAGCAGGTCAACTAACAACAGGTAGAAAGTATATTTCTAAAGAGTTAAAGATCAATGAAAGTAAAATACAACGAATTTTAAAAACCTTTGAAATCGAACAACAAATTAAACAGCAAACAAGTCCTCGATGTCGTTTAATATCAATAGTTAAGTGGTCAGACTACCAGATAAGTGAACAGCAAAGTGAACAACAAGTGAACAACAAGCGAACACTAAACAATAAGGATAAGAATAATAAGAATAACTATAGTATTAAATTTGATGAAATCTGGAAACTATACCCTGTTAAGAAAAACAAGCACATATCTTTCCTTAAATACAAAAAAGCATTAAAAGATAAATCACATGATCAACTTAAAGACATCCTAGAAAAACATATCTCTTCTTGGGTTGGTAAGGAAAAGCAATATATCCCACACTTATCAACCTGGCTTAATCAAAAGCGTTATCTAGATGAGATTACAAAAGAGGACAATCAACCTATTAAACAACAAATTAAGAAAAAATATATCTGTGATGGGTGTGATACTGATAAGGTGGTAGATGGTGAATTGAGGTCTGATGATCTGTTCTGCGGTTGTGGGGGTGAGTTTCTCCAGGAATGGGAGTATAAGCATAGAAAAGGGATTGTTGAGCCTGTACCCATAAAAACAAATCAACAAAAAGAAATAGAAAACTTAAACAAAATACTAGCAGAGGGTTGGAAAACATGATAGAGGAGTATCTAAAAGAAACAAATGTAGTAACAAAGTTTAGAACCAGGAACTACACTAAGAACTCGGATAATTTTTTAAAGTATTGTACTAAATGCAGGAAAGTATGGGAAAATAGTTCAAGAACAGGTGGTAGTATAACTAAAGTCGTTTATTATGATGACTTCCCTACTATAGGTAAAGAACGTAAGACTTGTGAGAGGTGTAAATGATCATTATAAATCTATATGAAATCATCATTAATCTATTAGCATTAGCAACAACATTAGTATTAATACCGATAGGGATATTTTTATGGATATTCTTATCAACATTTATCTATAAAACAATTAAAGACTTTATAAGGCATAGGAGTAAATAATGGATAAAGAAATTAGAAAATTGCTAGAAGAGATAAGTAATTTATTATCTGAGCAAGGACATTTTAAGTTAATAGATTTAAAAAGAGTTGATGAAATCAATTCTAAAATAAAAGAATTACTTTCGTAGTAATAATGTCTCTTTTGACAAAATAAATACTAACTAGGATGTTATTGTTCTGGAGTTTTTTATTTGAAAGAAGAGGCTGACAATAAATGGCTAGTAGTCTGGTTGGCATTAGGCTACTAGCTTTACCCCAATCACATACCAGAGGTAAGAATGAACAAAATAGAACCATGCGAGATGTGCGGCAGATACGATGGTGACATGAAAGAGAAATGGCAGGTAAGAAAACTAGAGGTAGATAAAATGAATCTTTTACTAGCAGGTATCTTATTCGCACAAGAGGCAACATCAAGGCAAATAGAACTATTTATGTCTAAATACTATATAGGCAGAGACTCATATTCAGACATAGGTAGGGATTTCGGCATCAGTAAACAAGCTGTAGCAGATGCAATAGATAGATCATGTGACATAATAACTAATATAATTAACAAATTAACTACTTGACGATTTTAGCCTTTTTTCAAGGTTAGAACTTGACGCTTAAAAACTTTTTTATATTTTTTAACTCTAGCAATATTAGAGTTTAGAGTTTTCTACCCTTATTTTTTACCTACAAAATAGCACAAAATTGCTTGACTTTTACTACTATATATAGAGGCTGTTAGTGTGCCTCACTCGTTATTAAGTAATATAATAAAACAATTCTAGTTGTTGGGCGATAGACAGGAAACACTAATTATATAGTTGTAGCTACAGCTTTTTATATATGGAAGATAAGGGAGTCACACTCAATGTCGAATTAGTAGGTATCAAAAATCTAAAGACCACTCATAATTGGCGTTTAGAGTTTGATGTTTATGAAATAGACTCAGAGAATGTGAAAAATATTATGGATAAACTGAATAAATCTTTAGTAATGGCATTGGTGGAATATGAGTAAACAATCGGGGGCAAATCGGGGGGCAAATGGTCAATTTGTTCCAGGAAATAAGATTGGTAAGGACACCAGATTTAAAAAAAATAACAACGCTAATCCAAATGGTAGGAATGGTGCTTTAGCTGATATAATCAAAGATGTATTTGCAGAAGTAGAGCCAGATGGTAAGACCAAAAGAGAAAAGATGATTCGCAAGGCTTATGATATGGCAATTAAAGGAAGTATGACAGCCATGCACTATTTAAGTGATCGAGGTGAAGGCAAGGTAAAAGAAACCAGAGAGGTCACTAATAAAAATGAACCTATAAAAATAATTACTGTTGATTGATTGGCAACTAAACGCAATAAGAAAAGAAATTATCCTAAACCACGCAAGACAAAAAGTCGTAGTGGCAGGAAGAAGATGGGGAAAAAGTATTCTCTCGGTCATGTGGCTACTGCATGGGGAACTCAAGCCGCAGGAAAGACGTTGGTTTGTTGCACCGACATACAGACAGGGAAAGATGGTCATCTTCCCTTTATTACGTTCTGTATTTCGACAATGGCAGGGAGCTACGATCAACGAGTCAGAATTATCTATTAAGTTTGAGAACGATGCCGAGATAGCAATTAAAGGAGCAGAACAAGAAAACAATTTGAGGGGTGCGACACTTTCAAAAGTAGTAATGGAAGAGTTCAGCTATATAAAACCAAACGTATATGAAGAAATAATATATCCAATGCTAACAACCACACAGGGGGAAACTCTGTTTATAGGTACACCCAATTCATTTGATCACTTATACGAATATTACCTAAGAGGTCAGTCAGATGATCCAGATTGGAAATCATGGCAATATACCACAGTACAGGGAGGCTTTGTATCACAGGAGGAAGTAGATAAAGCCAGGACAACAATGGATGAGGTAACATTTAAGAGTGAGTTCTTAGCTGATTTCGTATCAACAGGAAACAGGGTAGCTTATAACTTTGATAGAAAGATTCATGTTAAACAAGCAGAGGAGTTATCTCCCAATCTGTTCTGGGGTATGGATTTCAATGTGGATTATATGAGTGCTGTACTAGGATGTGAGTATAGTGATGGATCAATTCACTACTTTGATGAGATAAGATTATCAAATAGCAATACAGAACAGATGGCTATAGAGATGAAGAAGATTGCTCCAGAGATTAATGTTTATCCAGATAGTGCAGGATCAGCCAGGAGTACAACAAGCCACAGGTCAGACCATCAGATACTTACAGACCATAAATTCAATGTCATAGCTAAAAGAGCCAACCCTCCAATCATTGACAGGATCAATGCACTTAACAGGATGTTAAAGGATGCTAGTGGTAAGATAAGAATGACAGTTGATCCATCTTGTACTTACTTAATAAAAGACCTGGAACAATGTCAAAGAGATAGAGCAGGTAAGATTGAGAAGAATAAAGACATATCACTTAGCCATGCTTTAGATGCTTGTAGTTATTACATAGCCTTAAAACATCCAATCGTTAAAAAGACAATGCTTAATCAACAATGGTAGAGTTTCTATTGGGCATTGTAGTGGGCATTGTTTTCATGTTTATCTTTTTGAATTGGTATGGCAAGAAATTAGAATTAAGAGATAAAGAACAAGTAGGGGAAGTAATACAGGAATTTGTAGAGGCAAATGAATATGCTATATCCTAAAGGTTTATAAATGGAATTTCACGATAAGATAATGCTCCCCGATCTAGGCAAAGAGGCAGTAATGACCTCTATTCGTAATGCTGAAGATCAAATGGCAAAGAAAGAAGTAGCTGAGAAAGAAACAGCTTTAGACTTCTATTACAATAGAAACTTAGACACCCACCTAGAACAATGGTTTCCAGGCACAACATTAAATCAAATCCCTCCATTTGGAATGAGGGTAGTACCTCGATTTGCTCGTAGTAGAATGATGCTATATAAGCAACCCCCTGTAAGATTGATCAATGGATCACAAGAAGTATCAGAAGATTATTTAGCACAGGCACATCACTTAGATTCTAAGATAAGAGAGTTTAGTGAAATAGGTTGGCTATTAGGTAAGTGCCATTTCAGAAGTAAGTACAACGAAAAAAACCAACGCTTAGAATATGACATACTCCCTCATGTTAAAGAGTATTATTTAAACAATGGTGAAACCGATCCTTATGGTATTAGTTATGAAATAGGAAAAGACTCTAAGGGTGAGAGGCAGTTCGTGTTCTGGTCTGAATCAAGAGATGGTGAGCAGGGAATGCACTTTATCTTTACAATGAATGGCAAGATAAGACCTGTAGGTGACAATCTTGATATGATCAATCCTTATGACATCCTACCGATTTCTAAAATACAATTTCAATCTGACTCAATGGATGTAGCAAGAGCGGCACTACAGGTAAGTATTGCTATGACAGAGATAGCTTTAGCAACCAGATATGCACTTGGTCAGCCTGTAATCACAGGGATAGATACAGAGATACCCAACTTAAAGGGTGGTATTGAAAGAGTCTTAGTATTACCAGAAGGTGGTTCTTTTAACTACATATCACCTAACTCTGGTTCAATAAGGGATATGATCGAATCGGTTAAGATGATGGTCAATCAAGTAGGTCAGAACCATTCATTAGCTATCAGATGGGGCGAAGGCGGCACACCTCCAAGTGGTGAGGCATTAAAGATATTATCAATGGAGAACCTAGAATCAAGGGAGTCCGATATTCCTTTGTTTAAAGAATGGGAGCATAGTAGATATGAAATAGACAGGACTATCTTACAAGTACACCAGGGCAAGAACTTATCCGAGTCTTATGCAGTTGATTTTGAAGAGGCAGGGTTTCCAACTACATGGGCAGAAGAGAAAGATAGATTGCAGTTTATGATGGACAACAACCTTATTAGTCGCAAAGAATTAATTCGATACTTCAATCCAGACATCTTAGAAGATGAACTAGAAAAGAAAATGGGTGAACTTCAAGAAGAAGAGCAACCAGAGCAACCATCTAACCCATTATTAGCGGCACTACAAAGTGGCTAACGCACCAGACCAATTCGCCAAAGCAATCGAAAGAGTCCAGAGGGAACTCGTTGCACAGGTCTTTGATCTTAAAGGGCAGGGATTAAGTAAGGATGAAATACTCTTAGTGTTGCAGTCATTAGACATGGAAGATATTATTCTAAATAAACTCAACCTACAGGCAGACATAGACAGGTTGATGTTAGAGTATCAATCGGTTCTTAAAGGCATGGAAATGACAGGTGCAGTAACAGGCGAGGCTTTGAATGCTTTAGTGCAAATAGATAGAACTGCTTTTATGAAACAAGCAGGGATTATGGGGGAAACTATTAAGAAAGAGGTAGCAAGGGGAATATTAGCTAATGCTACTGAGAAACAAATAGCTGAAGGCATTTTAAAGGGTGCAGGTGGTGTTCTAAGAGCAGACCAAGCACAAACCTTAGCCAATACAGCACTCAATACATTTGAGAGAAATGTAACAGTTCAGATGGCAGAGTTCGATCCTGAGAATGCTAAGTATGTGTATCTAGGTGTGATAGATGATAAGACCAGAGATGTTTGTTTAGAGATGGCAAGTGCAGGAGCATTAACAAGAGAGCAGATAGACTCATCTTATCCTGGAGCATTTAGTGATGGTGGTGGGTTTAATTGTAGGCATAGATGGGCAAGAGAAACTTCCAACTCATCTAAACTTATCAACCCATCCAAAGCAAAAGATTTTATCGGAAGTAAAAAGAATTTTAGACCTGTGACAGCAAGAGGTGAGGCAGTTGGGTAATCTAGCGAAGATACCAGAGTTTGATAAGGCATTCTGGAAACATCTAGGGGATGAGATATGTGATGAAATCAGAGTGCAGACACAGGTCAATAGTAAGGATGTGCATAATAGAAAATTTAAAGCATATAGTAGGGGATATGCAGAACGTAAGCCAAAGATCAGAAGGGGTAGTGGTAGTGGTAGTAAGGTCAATTTAACATTAACAGGGGATATGATGAGAAACCTACAAACCAGAGGATTCAGTAAGGATAGTGTGATTATAGGGTGGAGTGGTGTAGATGCTCAGAAGGTACAGCACAATGAAGAGATGGGTAGAGCAGTTACTACTAAATCCAGACCATTATCTAAGGGATCATTAAGACTGATCGAGGTACAAACAAACAAAAGAATTAAGAGAAACGCAGACAAAGAAACTGCAAAGCCAATCAACTTTAAGATAGGCAAATGATCTTATTAACTCAATCAAGAGGTTAAAATGGAAAACGAAACAGTCAAAGAAGTCCAAGACGTAAAAGAGGACACCACTACTGC